TTTCCCAGAGACCGTTGTAATTTTTTTGAAACTTATAATAAATGCAATAAAAAAGGCTTCCATTTTCATGGAAGCCTTGTATTCATTGAAGATTATTGATTAATCTTAGACTTGATCCAAGTCAGCGACATAGATTTTGCCGTAGAATTCTGGTCTTACGACTTTCTTGGCATAACGAGTCATTACACCTCTACGTGGGGTGAAGTTGACGGGATCATAGACCAAAGGAGTTTGGACTAGAGGAATGTACGGGCTGTACACCGCACCCGTTTCAAGGAAATTATTTCCACGGAAACCAACCAAGATGGTGTTTTCTTGCATATAAGGGTTCTTATATACTTGGAAGCGACTTGCGAAGCTACCAACCTTACTTACACCCATTGCGAACTTAGCACTATCACCATCGGTGTTCACAACATATCCTGGAATTGATTCCAAGATGGTAGCAACGTCAGGTCCACAGACCAAGAAGTTAGCACCACCACGGAGGGTCAATTGATGAATCTTGTTAGAGACCTTTTGGATCTTGTTACCAAGAGTTTGGAACCAAGTGCTCTTGACGTAAGCAGTCTTGGTAGTAATATCAACGGTACGATTCCATGTTACTGCGCCAGAAGCAGATACACTCTTACCAGTGAACTCTGTTCCGATTGCAGCACTCCAAGCTTCAGTTGTGACAGCAGGAGCAGCGGTGATTAACATGTCTAAGATTTCCAAGTCAATTTCCATTGAAACATATTCACTCAAGAGAGCAGTAAGTTCTGCTTCTGCATCAATAGAGTGATATGCGTTCAAGTCTTGAGCAAGTTCAGGAGTCCAAACTGCTTTCAACTTACGGGTCTTAGCAACGATTGGCTCACTCTTGAGTTCCAAGTTGACTTCAGGAATACCGATATCAGCGGATAAACCAGATGTTCCGGCACCAGCAGGAGTAAACTTATCTTCAAAGTCACCGCGAGTACTATCAGTGGGTTGAGTTGAGTATAAGACATAAGCATTGGTTCCAGTCAAACCGGCTACAGAACCGCTATGAACAAACACCAATTGATAATATGGATTGGCCAAAGAACCAGTATTCAATACCTTAGTTAAATCATTTAAGATGTTATTAAAGGTGATACCGGAACCTGAAATTTGAAGTGAACGAGCTGCGTTCAAATCAATATTTGAGGTATTTGCACCGATTCCAACAGTAATCTTGGTTCCGGTGAATGCTAATGTACTGGAACTATAAGAAGAATCCAAATCAAGATCGTTAAAGGTTGCGGAAGCAGTAGAAACTGCGGCGAATGCCGCAACATTCCACTTTTCGGTGTAACCATAACGACCTGCACCATAGAAACCACCGACGGCATCATCGGTAGAACCGAGTTTTGCAGTGGAAGTTCCACCAAATACTGAGTTATTACCTGATCCTGAGTAATCGGTGTTTGTGGCGGAAGGAACGCCTGTACCATACTTGAAGTCTAGATAGAAGATCAGACCTGAAGGAAGATTCATGGGTTGTACACTCACGAATTCCTTTGCGCTGATTTCAGCGAATACACGGCGAACGAGTGGGAGAGCGACGCCGGCCCATTGTTCACTATTTGCGGAAGTACCGGTTGATGTAGCTTCGTCAAGCAATTGTTTTGCTTGATTTTCAAGCAAGATACTCATGTTTGCTTTTTCAGATCCTTGTAGACCTTCGAGCAAGCCAGTCTTATCCCACTTTGATTGTAATCCACGGGTTTCAGCCATCAATTTGGCTTGTGGATTCATGTTGTTTGTCAATAATGACTTGATATCATTCATATAATTTCTATTTTATTTGTTTGGATTATACTCGCTTAAGTTTTACTTCTTCTTGATTCCTGCGAGTTTTTGGAATCTTGAAGCCATTACATTGCTATTTTCAACAATAACACTCTTTGAAGGTGCTGTTGATGCGACTGGTTTACTTGCCAAACCTTCGGTGATATTCTTGGCAACCGTATTGGTTTTCTTGACGGTTGATCCACCGGAACTATATGATTCGGACAAAATTGTGTATGCATACTTGACTTCACGAATACTCTTCGCTAAGTCAAATGTTTCAACGACCTTGGTCTTTTGTCCCTTGGTCAAGTTGAATCCGTTGAACAACTTGTTGGTATAAAGCAACTTACTGTTCAACAAATTGATTTCGTTGATTTGAGTACGAAGATATTCAATTACCTTGTAAGCTTCATTCAAGTCTGACTTGATTTTCTTACCTTCTTCTTCTTCTTTCTTACTTTCTTCGTCTTCTTCATCATCGTCTTCCTCGTCAGAACTCTCGCTCAAAGAAGAAAGAAGTTCATTGAGATCGATTTCCTCGTCCATGTCTTCGGTTTTAACTTCTTCGGGAGCGACAGTAGCAACTGGTGCTTCGGGAGCAACTGGTGATTCTGGAGCAACTGGTGCTTCGGGAGCAACTGGTGCTTCTGGTGCTTCATCATGTGGAGCTTCTGGAGCAGCTTCGCCTGCGTTTAATTCTTGTTCTAATTCCTTGAGAATTTCGTCCAATTCTTCATTGGTGACAACTTCTTCTTCCGAGGAACCACTGAGATGACCTTCATCTTCCATTGAACCTGCGAGATGTCCAGCGGCAGCGCCTGGATCTGGGGTAGTTACACCATGATCAGCTTTAGGAGCGTGACTGGAACCAACGCCACCCGATCCGATACCCGAAGTAGAAACGACTTCATCTTCCATTCCACTACCTTCTTCTTCAGAAGAAATTTCTTGTTTGAGTTTTTCGGCTAACATAGCTTCAGCTTTTGTATTAAAAGCTTCTTCCAATGCAGCCTTTGCATTTGCGAGAGCAGTAGCACGAACCGCCTTAGCGTCGGCAATTGCCTCCTTTAATAGATTTGACATATTGATTTAGTATTATATTGTTCTGAAGTTATTGATAAATGAACTTCAATAAGGATTTATAATTAAACGAAGCGACAAAGAAAAGCCGTAATACTAAAATATAAATATAAATAAAAAATTGAAAATGAATAAAATTTTTGATATTTATACTATTATGCCATATTCAATACGAGGTAAATGTATCTACAAAAAAGACACCGATGAAAAAGTTGGATGTACAAAAGGTAGTGTAAAACGATATCTTGCCGCATTACACGCCAATGTTACTGATGCAAAAAAGAACGAAATCCGAACAAAATTGAAGGAAGTTCTTAAAAAAGCAATAATATCCCATTCGTCTCTTAATGAAGATGTTGACATGAAAAAGGATAATGCTGATATTAGAAAAGAGGTATCTAACAATTTCGGACTAAAATTTGAACAGTTTGAAATTGATAAAATTAAAGAAATTATAAGTCCTATTAGTCCGAATTTAGAAAATCCGACGCCGGATCGTGGATACGAATTGAGTTTCTCAAAAGAAGTAAATGAAAATAATTTTTACTTTATAATCAAAAAATTAATAAACAAAGCAGATAACAGTTCCACTTCTATGAAGTATGGAATTTGGTATATAGAATATCAAAATGAAGATGATTATTTAAAAGATCCGATCAAACCGACTACCGTTTATTATAGACTATCCGATCCAATTGACGATTTGATTAAAGATAAAAACGGGAATTATACATTGGATCCAACGAAAAAAGCAGACGCCTCTGGTTTGTTGTATAATTTTATCAAAAAATCAATGAATACAAATCTATGACACACTTAAGATCATTAATTTCAAAAGAAGACACATCTTCGTCAGAATATAAAATAGATGATATTGACAATCCCAATGGATGGGATTGGAAAGAATTGGATTGGTTATTTGGAATGGGATTTATCCCAGAAGGAGAAACCAGATTACAATATAATCACGTTAAAGACAAACATCAAGATGTTCATTTAACTCCACTAAAAATCACCGCATATAAAGATAAACGAGGATATTGGTTAGTTGTGAATGATAGAAAGCATGTGTTCCGAACTTTCATTGATATGATAAATCACATTGACAAATATGGTGCCGTGGAAGTTTAAGTATATCTTATAAAACAAAAACCCTCTATTTTTAGAATAGAGGGTTTTTTATTGTGACGATTAAATCTTATTTAATTTATTCATCCGATACAATGGTGAAGTAACGTTGTAAAATTGATCCCATATCTTCATAAAGAGCAACCATATGAGCATTTTTCTCATGTACATCTTTTGCAAGTTTTTTGAACCCCTCAGCGTGTTTCTTGATTTCAGCAAAATGACGTTTTGCTACACCTACCTGCATCCAATCGCTACATTCATTAACGGCATAAACCTCGGCATACTCTGCGATTTTCTTGAGTGTTTCCGCTACGCTTGCAATTTCTTCATATTGACGTAATACTTTTCCGTATTTGTTATATTCACCGACTAAATCATGTAAAGATTTCTTTTCTTCTTTTGTCAATTTACGTAGTGGTTCTTCCAACGAAACCATTGGTTTAGCACTCACATCTTCTACAATTGGTTTTAATTTTATCATATGATTATAGTTATAAATATAAAGAAAAAATTGTTATTTGCAAATTAATTCATATTTTATTGACCCACAGTCCCAAATTCTATCATAATCATTTAATTGCATATTTTGCCACTCGGTAAGATTTGGATCAAATATTTGTAGCGTTTTTTCTAGAGTTTGTTTTCTGAAATTGTATCTATATACTCGTTTATTTGATTTCGGTGGAATATACCAATAATTTGGAGTTCCGTTTGATATTTTAATAAATCCTATTTTTTCATATACATTTTTATTCATATATGTCCAACGTCTGTCTGCATAACTTATAATTTTTTGTGGAGTATATAATTTTGTAAAATGTGATAACAGTTTGCTGGCTATACCCACCACATTTCTAGATGTAGCAAAACGTATCAATTCATATTCGTCTTTGTTTATATTTTTATGACCCATAGCCACACGGGGTTTTCCAAACGTCATCACAGCAACCAATTCATTTTCATAAAATGCGCCCAATTTAATTTGACTATAATCTTCTCCCTGAATATGATATTTTTGTAAGAAGTTATTCTTTTCTGATATAGTTGTCTCTTTTATTACACAGTTTCTAGCATAAACTTTTTTGTCCACGTCATTTGAATTTAATATATGACATAATTTTGATTTTATGATACCTTCTTTATCTATCCACTCGTCATCAAAAATATGAATCAGATGAATATTTTGTTTTTCACATTCGTTTGTTTTGTTAATATGATATCGTCTATTTTTATTGCCACTATTTTCACTGTGCCAATATACTCCATTACACTCTATTGCTACATTTTTTGAGGGGATATAGATGTCTAATTCTAATCCACTCAATACTTTTTTATCATTCTCCAAAACAATATCATTGGGAATCAGTGTTTTAATATATTCGGTTATTTCCTTTTCAAAAAGAGAGGATCCGATTACTGGATAACAAATTTTACAACGAGGAATGTCTCCATCTTCAAGTTTGTCAACAAATTCATTTGAACATTTTATACACTTAAATATATGTTCATATGTTGATCCTTTATATTCTTCCTTGGTGAATAATGGGACTATTTTTCCATTTAATCTATTGGTTGAAAATAATGAATCATAAAAACCATCTCGCCTTTCTTTAGAATATTTTTCTCTTATTTCTTTTCTTTTGGTATTATTGTCCACTCCATATTTTTCAATCATTCCGTTTCTTCTTATAACGGAATCCATCAATATCCATTCAACCCCATAATTATTTAAACACGTTTGTTTTTTCTTTTCTGAAGTTTCTTTTAATTGTGATATATTATCCACCCCGTATTTATTTCTAACGGTTTGATTTTTTTTATTTATAACATCTTTATTACTCAATCCGTATTCAACTCCATATTTTTTTAAATTTGTGGATTTTATTTTATCTGAAGTATTAGTATTTTTTTGTGCACATTTATGTCCACAGTTATCTAAATACCCTCTATTAAAAGAAAAAAAAGATGTAGTATTACTACATCCTTGATTTTTACATTTATTTTTTTCTAACTTGGCATTTAACAAATGCCAAATTCTTTGTGGCAATGACGGATTGATTTCATCCAAAAAATTTGTAAGATTTAATATTTCTTGATATTGATTTGAAAAATTATACTTATCAAACCATTCTTTTTTACATTTCTTTGAAATCAATCCCCGACCATATACTATATGTTGTTTAATCCAATTTATTATTGCATCCATATAACATATGGTATCAAGTCATATGCTATATAGTCAAACTAATTATTATTTTATTTCCCCCAAAATATCACGAATAATATTTTCAACATTTTCCCACTTGTTTGTTTCTGGATTTTTTACTGCCACTCCTTCATTCAAAGAAGAATCGGGTTCAGGCGACAAAAATGCACCCTTAGTGCTAGGATTTGATACGAAGTCAAATGCAATTAGTTCAAAGTCATCTTGGACTTCATCTGCGGATTCATGTACATTTTTGCGAACGCTTCCCATACCGCGGGAACTTATACCCAAACGAATGCCAGATGCAAATAGTTCTTTGAGAATGTTTCCACTTGGAGTCGGTAATACCTCAACTTCCCCTATCAAATCATCACCTTCCCAAAACATTCTGGTTACATTGTGACTTACATTCTTTAAATTGACAATAGAACTTTCTGGATGGTCCAATTCACCGAGAGCCCTACGTTCTCTGATGAAATGTTGTTCGTAATTTTGAGCTTCTCTTTCGAGAATTCGTTTTGGATAAATACGACCATTTTGGTTTTTTGCGTCGGCTCGTTGAAGAGTTCCTCTCACTAAAAAAGGACCGTTTTTCTTCATTGCTTCGTTGATTACATCTCGGCTTATTTCAAACGACATGCAATCCATTAATAATTTTTTATTGATCATAATAATTAAATTCCTTTCGTTGCAACATTTTTAGTCACATCAGGAACTACCAGTGAAGGTTTTGTAGATGGTGTTTTGTTCTTTTGAATAGACGCTGATCCCAATAACTTTATGACATAAGGAGGTTTAATAAAATACTCTCCTTCTTTTTGTTTGTTAGGTTCTCTTCCTTTGATTACAACAACATATTTTTCATAGTAAAAATCAATACTTACTGTATCAACGTTTACAATAAAATCTTTCTCGGGTTGACCATACCCCTTTGATGCCCGAATTTGAATTTTTTTGTTTCCAATCTTGATCAAGATTTTATCCTTAAAGTCATTCTTAAGTTTTTCAGACGATTGAGACATTTTACTTTCAAAATCATCAATATCAAATTTCAAATTGTAAGTATCAGATGATGCGTCTGATTGTGGTGACTTTTCAACCGGTTCGGATGGAGCCGATGGTGCAGTAGCAGGTAAAGGTGTAGGCAATTTTCCATCTTGAGACTTCGGTGATGGCACGGTTTCTGCCTCCAATAATCGTTTTAAACTGATAGACATATTACTTGTTGATTGATTTCTTTAACTTTTCCTTGGCCAAATTTATAAGTACTTGGTAATGGTCTGATAATTTTTCATCACCTTGAGAAACTGCAATAGCATGTCTCCTAGTTAAAATATATAAATCATCTTTGTTTACTCCACGATGTTTTTTGTCTTTTACCACATCCGGAGTGGTTTCTTTTCCAACGGGAACTACTTTCTTAACAGGTGATGGAGATATTTTTGGAGCAACAACCTTTTCCTTCTTTTCATTCGTTTCATCTACTTTGGTATACCCAGTAGAAGCAGTGGCAGCTTTAATATTTCCCATGTCTTTATGGGTATCTCCGGACTGTTTACCAGAAAATGCATATGGTGTTTGAAAACCAGCAACCGCACCCGTGCCAGAAGCTTCGTCCATTTCTGTGTGAATCATCTTCTTGATAAGTTCTTTTAATGCACTGATAATCAATTTTTTATCGTTAGCCTTTTTGATTTTCATATATTTTATTTAAATAGTATTAAAGTTGATTCTTGATTTCTTTTATGAGTTCGTATGAAAGCAACAATACGGTAATTTGATTGTCCTTAACTGATTTCTTACAATTTATACCATCCAATTGTTTTGTAACTTCATTTATCTTAATTTTAACAACTTCATTTGAAATTTTTGGCACCAATTCACTAATAGTCTTTTTGATGTTAACAATTTCCTCTTCAATAAATTTGTTTAGAGAATTTGTATTGCTGATGTTGTTGATGTATTCTTTCAACAAACGCTTTTGATTTGAATCCAAATCTTTATATTTTTCATTTAATGAATCAACCAATAATTTATAACTCAATAATCTAATATCTTCATTTTGTTGTTTGTAAAAATTAATCATTTCATCTTCGGTTTCCTTAAATGAAACTTTCTTTCCACATAGATTTTCGGTTAACGTATTGCGAGATTGAATAAGTTCTTTTACATCAAATTTTAAAGAATTATTGACATGGTTCTCAAAAAGCTTATAAATAGATGCGTGTATTCTATAATTTTTAATGCTGGATTTTAATAAATCTTCAATTGGGTAACTGTCTTTGATTTCTTTAATTAGATTGTATTTTTGTTCGGTGAGTTTTTTACAATCTAATTTTTCTCTTTGTTTTAGAATGACATTAACATACTTTTCTGCTTGAAAATCATCTTTTGTTTTTTCATTCAAAAGAAAATTATACAGTTGCCATTCTTTACCCAATTCTTTGTTCTCGGTGAAGTATTTGAACACTAAGTTCTTTGCTACTGATTCATCTTTTCCCGACAAAATGTCAGCCGTTACTTGACGGGTAAGTAATTCAAATAATATTCCCGTGTTTTTAAACTTGGAATGTTTCGCTTTTTGCATATAATAATATTATTGTCCTAGTTTATAAATATAATAAACTCTAGATAAAATTCATTTAATTGTAATATTTATTCGTCTATTATGTTAGACTCATCCAACAATGATTTAGACGGTGATTCTTTCAACAAATCTTTCTTTGCGTCTTTGTGAGAGTGTAAATAATCACGAAGACCTGTTAGATTTTCTAAACTTAATGGCGACTTTGATTTTGAAGCAGATCTCAATGGATCGGTTTTTGAAATTTTCGTATTTTCTCTATTTCCCAATGGATCATACCCAAAACGAGTATCTTTTCTATACTTGTGTTCGCCGGCTTGAGATGGTCTCTTAGACTTCTCAGACAACGGTGGTTCAGTTGGAGACGGTGTTTCTTTTGGCGATTCTTCCGGTGGAGCTTCTCCACCAGTAATTCCAGCTTCTGGAGGTCCACCGACTTCGCCAGACGAAGGTTCCATGGATTCTACATCCGATTTAATTTTATTGAACGGCTTTGCAGGATCTATGCCATCTTCCTCAATTTGTTTGAATCTATAATTATCTTTTGCATCTTCAACGATGTCATTCTTCTGGTCATCAACATCTTCGTTGGCCAACTTAAATACGTTATTATAGATCCACTTACGGCTGAATAATTTATTTTCAACCATATCTTTTGCCAAATTTACCTTGTCAGACCAAATCTTTACCTTTTCCGTTTCAAGAATTACAGAGGGATTTGTTAATTCCAAATCAAAATTCACCAATGATTCATCTGTATATCCCTGTGCATATAAATGTACAATTGCAATCTTCTTGAGTTCACTTACGAGAATCTTTTGAATGCGATTGACGGTTTTTGCAAAGCGAACATCTTCACTTGCAAGCGTAGCTTTTCCACTCAAATCTTCTTCGTATCCCAAAAATGCCTTCGGTATCTTTAATGCTGCTAACATCTTATTTCTTAGATATTCAATGTCATCAATACCTGTAAATTCCATTCCACTCAACGGTTCAATGCTAGTTCCACTATCACTTCCACGGACAGGCAAGTAGAAATCTTCCAATAAATTTTGAATGTTATAACGTAAATTATAATCACCAGTATTTGGATCAATGTATGGAATTTTCTTGGTTTTATTGATGATTTTTTCAATATACTGATCAACTTCTTGTGGCGGAATATTTCCAACGTCAATCTTAAAAATTCGTTTTTCGGGTGCACGAATAACACGATGAATTAACATCGCATCTTCCATCAAACTCAATTGCTTCCATACACGACGAGCACCTTCAACCATCGATTTGCCATACGGAAGGAAATTGCTATCACTCAATAGTCGGAAATGTGCCATCTGATAGTTTTCAACATCTTCAATTTTTCCACCCTCTGGCAAATTGATTTGGAACTTAGTATAATTCTTATTGTTGATGTCACTGTTTTCTACACGGGTAACATTATACGCACTAATTGGTTCTGCTAGATAAACACCATATTCTGGACTAATATATAATTTTAGATAAAAATCACCATATTTAACCAAATTACGAGTCCAACTCCACAAAAAGAATTCAATGTTCAAAATATCATAGAACAAATTTTCTAAGATTTGTTTGATATTATTGTCATCTGTAGTTACTGTTAAAATCTTGCCCAATTCATTCTTTGTAACACATTCATCTGCATAAATGTCAAGCGCAGATGCTAGGATTGGATCCATGTCCATTGTGTTATGACAAAATATTCCAGCACCGATTGCAAAATTTTGATATTCTTCTACAGTTACATCATATACTTCCAACTGACCTACAAACTCAATTTTTTTAATTTTATGATTTAGTTTATTTTCTATATCATTTTTGAAAGATTTCCAAGTAACATTATTATTTTTCAATCTGTTTTGCAGCACAGAATAATCACATTTTAACTTTTTAACAAAACCCCACGATGTTAACTTTCCATGTTCTTTATAATATTCAAATGCTTTATCAGTTAATGTTTCTATAGTTAAATCATCACGATATTTTGGATTCTTATCCCCACTCTGATCTCTATTTTCAAAAACTTCCTTTAAAGTAGAGGATCTTTGTTTATTTGATTCTTCTGAATGAGTTTTTCCAAAAAAAGGATTATTTTCTCCAATACGTTCTCCGTTCCAATGATGAAATTTTCTATTTTTATATCCTTCGGAAGATTTCAATTTATTCAATTGATTTTCATAATTTGACTCACCCCATATAACATTTTTACTGTAATCGGAATGAAACTTTTTATGTTCAATTGCATTCATTATTTGTAAATTTTCTGGCGAATTATCACCAGCATTAAAATTCTTATGATGAATAACCTCATCTTTGTTTGGACATCTATAAAATTGTTCTGTTACAATTCTATGTTCTGTTTGCCATTTTTTACTAAAATTGAAAATATGTCTATATCCTCTACCATAAAAATCCATTTGATAGAACGGCATTAAAGAATCACCGACCTTTAATTCTTCTATAGTTTTATAATCACCATTTCGCATTAAAAATGGATGACCAGCACTGCCAATTACATATTGATCATTATCTAAAATAATTTTCCAACAATCTCTTGGACCACCAGCTTTTTTTCTTGGATGATACGCTTTTCCTAATTTGATACTATTGGTTTCATGATCATATGAATATACATAAAAACGTTCTTTTGGTTTATCTTTATATTTTTCGGTTAATTCTGATATGGTAGGACGTGATCCATCTGGAAGAGGAATGATTGTATCGGGTCCGACGCAATCATAGTCACGAAATAATTCAATACGAGCGGCTTGATAACTTAATGTAAAGTCCCTACTATATTGATTAAATGAACTGGTACGAATACGATTAAATCTGTCACGTAATGTATTACGATCTGTCGCATACATGACTTGATCCGTATCTACTACTTTTAATTTCTTTCCGCCGACATTACGAACGATTACATCGGTAGAGAACAATCTCTTTAAACGAGAATATAAAGATCGTTGTTTTAATATTTGGAATTCTTCTGATGGCATAATTTAGTATAGTATAGTATATATATCAAACAATTACAACAACCATGTGAGATTTTCTTGTTTATCGTTGTTTTGTCCCAATTTCATAGACCACCCAGTTTCATTCGGTTGCATTTTTGAGGTATAAACTTTGTCGTTTGAAACTCTTGAGATCCCATTAATAAGACTTCGGTTCATATCCATACCTTGTTGGCGCAATCGCAGTGCGGTGTCTCTGACCCACAATCCTATTGACAATGACATTACCAAATCGTCATTATAACCTCTCATTGCTTCGGCTTTATTGGAGTTCCATATGAACACTGAAAGTTCGTCTAATAACCGTTTAGAATATATATTTATAGACTGTTCTCTAAAATATGTATCAAGTTTAGAAATCAATAATGGGCGAGTCTTGGAACTAGTTGTAAATCCAGGAACCATCTTTTTTTCTTCACGGTTGTATTTGTTGCTAAGTTGACGTTCAACGTCTACGTATTGCAGATCTTCACTGCTATAGAATGTATTTTGATATTGTCTATCAATGATCTGTTGTAGTACCGCCCAACCATAATTGTTATTTTCTACAATCAATAACGCATTATTATACGCAGTTGCAACCTCCACCAAGAAATTCCCATAATTTTTGGTATCCATTTGACCCTTATACTCAGCAACCTGTGTGAGTGTTTCAACGTCCAATATATGAAATGCACTAAAATCTGCACCGTCGCCCCTTGCAACGTCGGCACATACTATATAATTTCTACTATAATCTGGGTATTCCCAAATCCAATAACCTTGATCAATACCACGAATTTCTACTGGATCTTTAGCCTTTGAATTTCTATAAAATTCAATAATCCCAGTATCAACTACAGTATTTCCTGAAGATAAAAATTCAGTGTCACATTCTTGAGAAGATCGTTTTTGACCCAATTCATCAGTTTGTCTGTTTCTCCAAGCTTGATCTCTTTCTGGATGTAAACTCCATTTTAATCGTATTGTATTAAAAGTATTTTTCTTTGCTTCCGCATCCACCCACATTTGATGAAAGAAATTACCAACGCCATTTGGAGTAGAAAGCAATATAGCTCTACCTCCGGTTGCCATAGTTTGTTGTGCAGATGTCCAGACTTCTTCAGCATTTTCGATG